TTGGAGCGTCCCCTCTATTTTCCTCAGCTCGTTTGTTCCGCCTCCGCCCACATTCACCCTGCCGGTCAGCCCGGCAGGATTGCCAAATACCGGTGTATCCGCCATACCATCACCTCCAAATTATGATCGTCGGGATCGTCAGCGCCGCATCCGGAACGGCTTTCGCGTAGAGGTACACGCCGCCCGCGTAGGTCGCGCACACCGGCGCGAAGTTCCCGCCCGCCGCATCCTCCGGAGAGAGCACCACATCCGCAAAGGCTTCCGCCGTCACGCCCGCGCAGGCCACCGCCGCGCGGTATGGGTAGTCCGCGTAGGCCGCATCGCTCGCCCATGCGCTTGTGGCGACGGTCTTTCCCGTGAAGGTCAGCCGCGCGGGCTGCGCGCCGATACCCGCCGGGGTGTGCGTATGGTTTGTGGTTGCCGCCCCGATGGAGGCGGGGGTGATTGCATCGCTGCCGTCCGTGGCGTGCGCAGAGGCATGCGCCTTAACACCAGCCTGCTCCAACGCAATAATCGCAGCGGCCAATGCATTCACATCGGCCGCAAGAATCGTATCAACAAGATCTTGTTTATTTGTCCAGTTAAGCCCCATTGTTTCCTCCGTATTCTTGCTCGTAAATGCCTTGCAGGATCAGTTCAATGCGGTTTGCTCCGTCATAGTCAAGGTTCGCCATGGATGCGGGCGGCGCAAGCACACCAAGGCTCTGCGCCCGGTACGTTGCCGATCCATATAGCGCAGCCCCATAAATACTTGCGTTCTGCAGGCCGGGATAGTAGTTGTACATCGCCTGCACACTGCGTACCGCTGAAAGGTATTCATCAAGGTCGGCTGCTCCGGGTACTTCGTCCCGCCGCCAGTCCGTACGCACGGAAATGTTTGGCGCAAGGGATTTGATTGCGCTGCTGACCCTCCGCATGTCGCGGACGTTATAGCATCCCTTCAGCCCGCGCAGCCAGGCAAGGCGCTCCGCCTCGCTTAGTGCGGCAAAGCCGTTTGCGCGGATGGCTGCGGCCGTCTCCGCGGCGGAAGCAACGTCCGCTGCGGTTCTATCCGTAATGAAATCGTCGCCGTACTTCGTAGGCGCGCCGTATACCGCTTGTCCGAAATATGCCGTCATTCCGCCACCACCTCCACCGCCGCGCGCATATTGGATGACAAGCTGATATCTACGTTTTTCACGTGGCCCGTCAACCCACCCGCATAGCCCGTCGGCAGGCTGATCTTCGCCCCTGGATGTTCCGTTGTGATGATCAATTCTGCGGATACGGACCTGCGCCGCTGATAATACTCGTAGAGGCGTCGTACGACCGCGGCTGAGTTAGCTGCTGTAATAAGCGTCGCATCCGTAACGCGAGGCATATTTTCGAGATCCGTCGGCAGCACCGTCGGGTTCGTGATCGTTACCGACTTGGTATGGTTCTCATAGGGAAGCCCTGTGATCGTGACTGTACCGGCGGCTTCCACCACTACTTTTGCATAATTCGCGCCAGATTCCGCGAACGTCCCTCCGCTTATGGAAAGGCTTGCGGCCGGCGCGCTGAACAGCACAATGTGGGTTCCGGCCGGCAGTGCATCCGAGAACAGTTCTTTGCGCTCCGTGCCTGGAAGATAGTTGTGTTCGATCACCTCCACCCCCGTGATTGGGATCTCATACTTGATGGATGGATCGATGCAGGTGTTTTGCGCGGTATATATGCGGTCCATCGCGCTTGATGCCGGTGCAATCATGATTTGATCGACAAATGCGGTATACGCCACTGCCCCGATTGCAAACAGGACCTGCTGCAAGGCCTCACGCCGTGTACACACAGGCAAGTATCCATAGATCGGAATGCCCGCAATGTCATTTGAAACGGTATGCACATGGTTCGTGAGAATATCGGCAATCAGGGTTTCCGCAAGTATGCCGGAATAGACGCCGCCGAGGTAGGTTGACTCGTCCAGTACGCCGATTGCATTTATGGTGGAAACGTCCCATGTGTCGGCAGACAATCGCTCCGCCTTGTCCAGGTAGAAAACGCCCACGAGCGTATCTCCATGGTATGCGTTGAAGCTCTGCTGCCGCTGAAACAGGAACGGGATTGCCTGGCGCGTTTTAAGCGTCATGTTCATGGTGGAGATCTCGAGGTCTGTTCCGGTCAGGGAGCCGCCGAAATAAATATCCAGGCTGTTTAATGTGCCGTCAGAAAACGTGCGCGTCGTTCCAAAGGATACGCTTTCAAGCTTCAGGAAACGGTGCGGCTGCACCATGCCGCGAAACGTAATGACAAGCCTGTCATAATACTCGACCTCTTTCGCGCAGAGATATGTGCTCGCATCCGGAGCAAAGTCCGCGCTTGCGATCTGAACCGCTCCACGAAACCACTGGATCGTAAGGTCGTTGCACCAATCCGCACCGAAGCCAAAGCTGATGCCCACGCTGGAACGCAGGTCGGTAAAGAAGATCGTCAGCACGGGCGCTGCGGCAAACTTGCCATCCTCCCCCGTCTGTGCGGCGCTCCATGCACCCCAGTCCTCTTCTTCCGGTGTCTCCGGAAGTACGCCCATCGCGCCGGAGAGCATCCAGAAGTTTGTTTCAAGCGTCGCAATCTCCGGCACGCTGATTTCGTCCAGCTTTAAATCTTCAACGCCTGTAAACGGCAGCAGCGCCGCCATTTGCATCGTGCACTCCCGTTTCGCATTGGGCGATGTGTCGTCGTAAACGATGTAGTTTTTCGCCATGCCGTCACGTCCTTTGCGGCGCCATGGCGATGAGGTTTACCTTGAGGCCCTTCCAGTAATTCCCCTTGTCCGTCATTCGCACGAGTGCATCTTCGCCGGAGGTCACGTATGCATCAAAAGCAAGCGTCGTTTGCCCGTAGGGTAGCACGACGGCATGCGAGTCCTCCGGCGCGCTCAGCACCTCATACAGCTCGTCATACTGCGCCCGGTCGAGAGCCCTCGTATCGAGTTCCAGCGTGTAGTTATAGAACGTACCAAGGATGTCCCGGTGCATGCGGGCGTCGATCGTACGCCCGGCGTTCTTGCCGTCCAGCACGGAGAATTTCCGTTTGAACGAGGTCACCGCCACATTGTAGGCCACACCATCAACCATGAATGCTGCCATCAGCTCACCCCCATAACTAAGCTCGTGCCGCGCCGCACCGATTCCGCATCCAGATGCGGTTTCAAAGCGCGTGCAAGCTGCGCCATATTGCCCGTGAAATTGATTGTGATATCCTGCTGCTGTCCGCCTCCCTGCTCCGCAAGGACAGAGCGTACCGCATCCTCGATGGTAGAAAGCGGCGCTTCGATATTTGTTCCGCTGCGCTGGTCGCCCAGAATTGCCATGAACTCCTGCCGCGGCGGGATCACCGCGCCGGCAGCGAGGCGCGGGAGGTCGACCGCGCCGATGGTTGGGATAGAAAGATTTACGCCGATCGTATCCCCTACCGCTCCCGTGACTTGATTGATCAGTCCAATCACCGCGTTGATGCCGTCGATCACGCCGTTTATCATGCCTTCGAACACGCTTATGACCGCATTCACCACGCCCGTAACGATTTCTTTTACGCCCTCCCAGACGCGGGACCAATCGCCGGTAAAGAGGCCGCCGAGAAAATCGATTACGCCGTTGAGGATGTCTATGATGCCATCAAATATGCCTCCAAACATCTGGAAAAACGAATTGATCAGCCCGCCCACATAATCGACAACCGTCGTAACCACAGGCGAGAGCACGTCGACAAGAAACGAAATGAGAGGTTTCAGGCAGCCGTTCCAGAACTCCAGAACGAGGTTCGCTATCTTACCCACCACCTCGCCGATTCGGTTAAATGCGGGCGCAACATAATTCTCCGCGACCATTTTGAAGCGATCCCCAATGTTCTGCAGCACCGGCGCAATCCACTCGTTCCAGTACCCCAGTACCTGGTTTACAATCTCGCTCACACCGGTTGCGATCTCATCCAACGTAGGCTTTACATGTTCGTAATATGCATCCCGGATACCCGAAAAAGCTCCGTCTACGATTTCTGCAAAGCCTTGCACAACAGGCTCCAGCGCCTTGAACGTGTTTTCAAAAGCGGTTTTGAATTTCTCCTGGTTGTCGATGATAGGCTGCGCGATCAGGTTCAACGCATCACGCCCAAGGCCAAGCAAGATCTCGCTCGCCCCGCTAACCGCCGTCCCAAAAGTATCAAGTACTGCGGCTATAATTCCCTGGGCAGGTTCACCACGCAAGGATTCCGCAATCGTAGCCAAAGCTGCAGAAAAGCCTCCGCTGATGTCCGCAATGTCCTCCGAAATATCAAACATGCGCACGATCCATCCCTTGATATCTTCCGACCGGCTCGCCAGTTCCTCTCCGATACCTCCCACAAGCGCCTGCACGATGCTAAGGCCGATTGAGGCGGCAGAGCCAACCACACGCCCCAAGTTCTTGATGATAGCTTCTGCAAGCTGCCACCCGGCCCGCTGCACTTCCGGATCAAGAAAAATATCGAGCAATGTCTTTCCAATACTCTTGAAGTCGGCGATAAGCCCCGCAAAATCAAACTCCCCAAAACCTTCCCAGAAGCCGGTCATGAAGATGTCCGCGATCTCCTGAATCACACCCTTGAGCTTTTCCCAAAGGCCAATCAGCCCCGACATGTCGGCCGTATCGCCGAACTCCGGCATTTCCACGCCGCTGCCGCCGCCATCTTCCGCCTCATCGATAATGAGCTGGTTGATTTCGTCGAAGGCTGCAAAGCTCTTCCCTGCTTCCTTCGCCGCCTTGCCCGCCGCGCCGAAGCCCCTTGCCTGCGCATAGAGCGACTTCGCGCCCGCCGCGGAGGCGGAAGCCGACTTGCCAAAGAGCATGTTCACAAAGGCCGCGACATAGGCCGTCGCCTTCGCAACCGCGCTCATCAGCGCGTTCAGCGCCGGCATAATCGCATTGTAAATCGGCTGAAATGCCGTAAGCAGATTTCCCTTGACTTGCGCAAGTGAAGCGGAAAACTCCCGGTTTGCTCTTACAGCGCCGGACAAGTAGTCCGCCAAAGCACGAAAGCCCTTATATGCCGCGGACATCACGAGCGCGGATATTGCGATGTTCTTGAGCCGATTCAGAATATCGCCGAGCTTCCCGCTAAGAATGCCCAGTCCCTTGGAGGCTTTTCCCATGTTCTGTACGCTGTCGCGCGCCTTTTTGGCACGCTGAGAAAGCGTTTCAAGTTTCCTTCCGGCGTTCTCCGCCTGCGCGGCGACCGTGCGCCGCAACGTCTCGCCCGTCCGCGCACTCTCATCCCGCATGCGGGCAAGGGTGCGCTGCGCGGCTTCGAGATCCCGCTTTATTTTCTGCGCCTCCTCCGAGTTGGAAGGGTCTAGCCGGATCGCGTCGATCTCCCCGCGCAGCTTTGCGGCCGCGTTTTCCGCCGCGATAAACTGTTGGCCGATCCGCTCGATCTCAAGCTCCAGCGCCTGCGCACGCCCCGCGTCCCCCATGCCGAACGAAAATTCCTGCTGCGTGCCGAGTTCCAACATCTTCGCCTCGAGGGCCGCAGCCTCGCGCTGGGCGTCTTGCAGTTTTCGCTCCAGCGCCACGAGGGATCTCGGCGTCACGTCGCCGGAGGCCAGCTTGTCATACTTTGCCTTCAAATCGCTGACACGGTTTGCCTGCCGGTCCATCGCCTCCGTCTGCCGGCGGAGCTTCGCCTCCAGGTTCTGTATCTTCGTTACAGCCCGGTCCGTGTCCGCGTCCACTTTGATGCGGATGGAACCGTCGTATCCGCCGCTTGCCATGTCCGGTTATCCTCCTTCCAGCTGAGCCATGAATTCCGCGATCACCCGCTGATCCTCCGCGGAGAGCATAGTGGGGATCGCGTAGCGCTGCCGTATCCGTTCATATGCTTTTCGCTCCTGCTCGCTCAGTTTGGATAGATCCGCTGTGCGGTAGTGAGCAATCTGTGTGAGCGCACAGTCCCCGAGGTCGCTCATCAGGTGCAAAAACGCAAACCAATGCAGTTTTTCCCGGCGCAGATCAATTCCGTATGCCCGGCGGAATGCGGAATAGATCCGCCCGTCGTCATAGTCGAAATCGAACCCGCGCGGCGTGTCCTTGCCGCCAGCGGTCGGACGCGGCGCAGCTTTGCCGCCCCGCATGTACCATTGGAGCGCTTCCATCGCGGTATCCGCTGGGGGAGCGCCACGGCCAAACAGTAGGTGCAGAGCGGTCGCGTAAGCCTCCTGCGGGGACAGCTCCGCATCCTCGAACGCTTGCGCGATCTGGATGCCGATGCGGTAGTCCGTGCGGATCAGCCACCCGGCGTACTGATCCGGCAGCGGGTCGAGCAGGATATTACGCATCGCCGGTGCGCTCCGCGCTGTATTTTCCGAGCCGCTCCCGCTGCGCTTTTGCGTGCGCCTCAAAGTATGGCATCAGTTCCTCGAAGAACTGGATCAGCAGATCCGCGCCAGGTACGATGTCTCCAAAGACCTTGCGGCAGGTTTCCTCCCCAAACAGCGCGTCCACCTTTTGCATCAGCTCCGCGTGCGCCTCCGCATAAAAAGCGGCGAACGCTTCCGCATCGAAGCCCGCCTCCTTCGTGCGCGCCGCAAGAATCTCCGCTGTCTTTTGGATCTCCGCCATAAAGGCGGAGACGCGCTGAAACAGGGTCGCGTCCCCAAGCTGCAATTCGATGTATTCTCCTTCATCGTTCACTTCGATGCGCTTTAAGCCAGTGTCGATCCGAAATCCGTTCATGCGGTCCTCCTCTCAAAAAAGGCGGGGCAATCGCCCCGCCATCATGCGTTTGCGGTAAAGGTCTTGGTCGCCACGGCGAATGTGCCCAGCACGGGATCGCCGCGGTAGTTTATGGTGTACTCGATTGTGAGCGCGCCGCCGCCCTCGCCGCCATAGCTGTCGATCTGGATAGAAACATCCTGCTTTTCGGCCACATAGCTGCCCTCCGATCCCGTGACTGGATCGTAAAGATCCACGTTGACAATGCTTGTACATGCGTCGTCGAGCACCGCACGGGCGCGCCGGAGGCCGTTGATAAACGTGAACACGGGGTCTCCCTCGGTTGCGACGGCGCTCACACCTGCCGTGGGCTGATAGGACGTAATCTCCGTGTCCGCGCTGTCGCTCACGATGTCCACACTCGATTCCGATTGTGGAGCGTAATCCACGCTCAGTTCGGATACGTTCACGCCCAGCAGGTCGTAAGTCGGCGTTTCCGCCGAGGGCGTGGTATTGAGAAATGTCCGGAACAGACTTCTTTTGATTTTCTTCATGCTGTCTCCTATTCTGCCTGGCCGTACACCAGGCGGCATTGAATTTGGTATCGTGCGGTTTTTGCGTCCGAGCTAAGCGCATAACCGGATGTAAGGACTTCTATTTTATCCGCGCGCTTTCCAAACGCCATCGCAGGCAGAACCATTGCGCGGCTCTGTGCCTCCATCCAGTCGCCAAGCTGCTCATAAAACGTGAGGTTGCCCACGTTTGTTTTTAATTCCTGCCCATGAAATTCCCGGCTCGAAATCACAAACAGAAACTGCCGGAGGCTGCTCCCATCGATGTATTCCTCCAGGATCGCCCGGCACGGAACCACATCGATGGAATATGTTTTTGCTTCCTCCGGCAGGAAATCCACGTTCAGGCGTTCGCCCGCCAAAAGCGGGCAGGTGCGCAGAAAGCTGCGCACCGCTTCAATGATGCTCATTCCCGTTTTCCTCCCACGCGCGCTGCAATGCCGTCCACGATCTCGTCCCCATGGTCAGCCCACATACGCTTATCCCATTCCGCCCCGCGCATTGGCGCCTCGTTGTAAGTCAGCGGGATGTCGGTGTACTGTTTGGGCGCTTCACCCACCATCAGGAGGCCAACATACTGATAATGCGCGTACGGCGTATTGTAAAGCAGCCCGTCCGGCAACTCCTGCACGGTGTTTTTCAGCGGGCCGCTTCGTAGCGGTACATATGCATCGCACATCCTGGCAACTGCATGCACGAGCTGCTTTTGCGCATCTCCATCAAGTCCTCGCAAGCGGATAATCTGCCGCGCGTCGAATTGTATTTCGGAATCATACGTCAGCTTCATTCTCCGCTCACCGCCCAATGCTGGAACCTGCCGCGGCGGTTATCGGATACAGTCTGCACCACAAAGCCCGCGTACGCAGAAATATCTTCCATGCGCGAAACGGACGCTACTGCACCAAGCACAAGGGAATCCCCTCGTTTTGGAGTAACGCCCGCATTGTCTGCTGTGGCCGCAGGAATCCGCACCCTGTATTCATTCGCAGCTTTCCGGCCGTTCGCATCCTTTGTGATGCGCATCGTGCCATACCAGCTCACACCGTCGAGAACGGTACAGGCATACCGCTCCGTATCCTGCTTCTCATCATATTCAAGGCGGATCAGCGTCACCGTTTGATTGCACATCAGCATCGCATTACACCCAGCGGCACAGCCTGCCGCAGTCCCAAAGGTACAGCTCAATCAGCTCCCTTATGCGGCCATAGGTGTTTTTTCCGCTGGCCGCATACGTTTCTGAATAACCGTCGTTCGAGGCGCTGAGCACCTCGCCCCCGGCCTCTGCCTGTGCAAGCACATCCGCAACGGCGCACATACAGGTTCGCATGTTGTCCGTAATATCCGCCTTTGCAGGATGTCCGTGCAGCGCGCGGCTGATATACGCGGACGCCAGTTCGCTCAGGCGCAGGAACTCCGCTTCAGATATCTTCGCTCCGCCGTAATCGACCACATAGTAGCTGTAATCCGCGTAAGCCATTGCCGCACCCTCCTTAGCCGAGATAGCGCACGGCAAGCTCCGGATACATGGTCTTGTAACCATACAGCACATCCATGGAGAGCATCTCCTTCTTGTACTGCATGTTATAGCCGCGCACGACGCGCATCGTCACGCCGTTGTAGGAGGTCACGTAGGCTTCCACGCCCGCGGGCACAGCGAGCGGCCGCGTCACGAACGCGAAGGCGTTCTCGTGGAACACAAGATTTGCCGTGTGGCTCGCAGCCACAGTGAGTGCATCGTTATCCTTTACGGCAGCCGCAAGTGCAGGATAGATTGTAATGTCCTGATCCGCCGTAACAAGCTCGCCCGCCGCAGTCACAACATACTGATGCCCGCCAAGCGTGAACACATCGCCCACCGCAAAGGCTGCGGTCAGGCCGTCCACATGAATAGCAGCCGCGCCCTTTTCATAACCGCCGGCGTTATCCACAAGCGGCGTGCCCGCCGCGCCTGTAGCGTGAACTTTGACCGCCTGGGACGTATAGTTATCGATGCCGTATACGCGGCCGATCTCGCCTTCGCGCAAAGCGCGGTTCGTGCCCGCCTTGTCACATTCCACGAGGCTGTCAAGCGCCACAAACTTCGCATCCGCCTCCGTATCCCATACGCCGCGGCGCAGTGGAAGCGGTGCCTTGTTGGCGTTGAGGATCTTGCGCGCCGTTGCAAAATCGGAAAGCGCGCCCGGGGCGGTGCCTGCGGTGCCGCCGAAATACGGCACGTCCGCATAAAGGCCGAGGCCGTCCGCATTGATCTTCTCCGCGAGCGCGACGGCCGCAGGTTCCAGAAACAGGCGGTTCAGGTCATCCACGTTGGTGGCACGCTGGATCGCGGTAAATTCGATGTCCACCGTCGCCAGATGGTCGAGCTTCACGGGGACGCTTTCCTCCTTTACGTCCTGCGCGGTCACGCCCGCCGTCTGGTCAAACTCCTTTGCCTCATAAACAACAGGCTTGCGCACCTGAATCGTATCCCCCTGAAAGCCGAAGGCTTCGGAATAATCCCTGTGGATCAGGTTTGGAAACACAAGGTTGTCGATCAGGCGCGGAAGCGCCTGCCGCGCAATGTTTTGGATCGTAAGAAAAGTGTTGTTGGGCATTTGTTATCTCCTCTCATTTGGTCTTGTTGAAAATCGTCTTGTAATACTCCTCGTCGGACATCTTGGAATAGTCCGGCTCCGCTCCGCCCCCGTGCGCCCCGCCGCTTGCGACGCGGACAACGGGATCTCCGTCCGATGCGGCGGCCAGCGTTTCGAACAGGTACGGCTTTGCCGTTTTGAGCGCTTCGAGTGCTTCCTTCACGCCCGTCACGGCGCCTTTTTCATCCACCTTCACGTTCGTGCGGTCGAGGAGCAGCAGCGCTGCATCCGCGTCGACCAGGCCCATCGCCGCGCCGGTGGTTCGCACATCGGCCGCGATGAGCAAGCCATTCGCGCGGGCAAGCTGTTCGTCCACGAGCCGCTGCTGCTCCGGGGGAAGCTGTCTCGCACGCTTCTGCCGCTCCTGCTCCAAAAGCTGCGTCAGCTCCTCTTCCTGCATGCCATACTGCTCGGCCATGCTTTTCACTACACCGCCTTCCGCACGCTTCTGGCGGCTTTCGATCGCTGCCATGACAACGGACGCTATCGCTTCCGGCGAAGCGCTGGCAGAGCTGGACGGCGATGGCGTTGCGGGCGCGCCCGTCGCCGGTCCCGCAGGCGCAGGAGCGGGCGCAGGGGCCGGTTCCGCGAAAAGCTGAAGGTTCATATGGTTTGCGACGTCGTTTTTCCTCATTTCGAGTTCTCCCCGTTTTAGGCCCGTCGGCCATATTTCCGTTTTCCGCCCGTCGGCTCCCTGCACAGTTTTGCGCGGTAAGCAGGTTTTGGGCATAACAAAAAGCACGGTGCTTTTGCACAGTGCCTTTTATATCAAAAAATCAGTTATTGCATGATGGTTGCGACAATCTCACGAAAGGGCTTCCCATCCACGGTCCAATGCTCCAGCAGTTCATGCACGGTGGAAAAATCAAACATGTTTCCATCGGAATCCCATGTGGAAAACCCGTTGGAAGGAGCGCAGACCGAATACTGCTTCCCACCGATCTCAAACGCAGGCTCGTTCATGCGAAGGAATAGAGCAATATCATTTTCGTTCATCTGCCGCACCTCCCAAAATATCATTATGCGCGATTCGTTCCTGCTCGTTCAGCTCGCGCGGCTCCCTGTTCATGAGCGTTCCATCCGCCCCCCAAATGTAGGTGTGCGCATGTTCGCCGTGTACGCCGTACGGATGTTTGTCCGGGCGGCTATGCGGTCCGGAATGAATCTGCGTTGCGATTCTCCCCGCCGCATCATAAATCGTCCGGTCGATCTGAGCAGCTCCGCTACGGTACTCCGTCTTTGTTTCCAATACTGCAAACGGCCGGAATGCCTTTGGAATGGATGGCTTCGCACGATTTTTCCAATCGTCTGTAACAACGATTGTACCGTTTTTATTATACCGAATCCGGCTGTATTTATCAACGGATGTCCGTACCCGTGCCGCCGTTTCACGCCCGAAGCCGTGTACCGCTGTGCGTTCGCTTTGACGCTTCAATCCGGTTTGCGCGGCAAAGTCTTTTTCTGTGCTCTGCCATTTACGCAGCTTCGCCGCAGCCTCATGCGGATCCTGCCCGGCGGCCTCCATAGCCTTGAATTCCCGCTTATAGCGCCGAACCTGCCGCTCGATATAGCGCTGCCTCTGCGTGGCTTCATAGATGCTCAGCTTTTCGCCGTTGTAGGCTACCGTCTTTTCCGCCATCCGCCGAAGGCGCTCGTCCGTATAGGTGCGAGGGTCGCCCTCAAAAAAGGCGAACGCGGAGTGCCGGCAGTTCCATCCCCCAAGCCCTGCTCCCGTGCCGTATCCCGTCGCCGTGGCGAAGTGCGGGTATTTGGGATTCATGCCGGAACGGCTGTATACCTTACCCTGCCATCCCGCGTGATTTGCAACCCCTTCCCCTGTGCGCGCCCCCTCGTGGGCTGTGACCTCCACAAGATCGCAGCCCAATTCATCCGCGCGGGTCATCTGCAGTTCAAGCGCCGTTTGGTTCACGCCCGTGATCACCGCACGGCGTACTGCAACCTCCAGCGTTTCTGTCCGTATGCGGCCGTTGCCTGCATAAGATATAGAGCGTATGCCCTGACCCGCAAGCGCGCGGACCGCATTGCGGATCGCCTCTGTATAGGAAAACGCACCGGATTGCGTTTGCAGCCACGCCTGATCGAGTGCGCGCTCAAACTGCTGTGCCGCAGTCCGCGCCGTGGTACGTGTGAGGTTTTCGAACAAGCCTTCCGTACGCTTAATGCCTGCGTGCAGGATGCGCTGCAGCTCGGGTGACGCACCGGCAGGCGGCGGGTTCAATCCGTGCCGCCTGTAAACGGCATCATCCGTCCGAAGCGCTTCGGCTCCGGCCTCGGTTACAAGCCGTTCGATCTCCGGCCTTGTCTGGCGCGTGAGCTGTGAAAGGATAGACATGATCTCCTCATAACAAAGCCCCATAGCCTGCAGCTTGCGTACCTGCCATGCGGCGGAAGGAATGAAAAAATCATACTGGCTGACCCGGCGCGCAATATCAATCAGAATTTTCAGCTCGGCCGAAGAGTACAACTGTACAAGCGCATCCGGCGCCGCCGCGAGATAGTTCGGCGTAAGCATCAGGGCTCCTCGAACAAAGCAGGGTTATCCACAATAACGCCATGCAGAGCCGCCGCAATCCGATCGATCATTTCCTCGTCATGATTGGTATAGCCGCACTGATCAAAAAGCGCATGGATTAACTCGTGTAGGAAATCCCGCATCATTTTGGCATCTGCGGCTTTTGTCAGCCTGATTTTGCAATCGCAATAGTCTATTTCAGCGCAAAACCCGTTTGTGCCGGAGCGCAGAAATTCAACGGTTTCTACCGCATATGTAATGCCGCCAACTTTTACTTCATTCGGTATTTTCATTCCATGCCTCCGAATCCCATCAGGTCGTCGTCGTTCTCCCGCTCCGCGAGAACCGCCTTCGCGTCTGCCTCGGTTTCCCCATACCATTTCACGCGGTATTCCCAAGGCTGCATCAGCCCGTCGCGCACATCCTGCCGATCGCGCTCCCGCTCGGATTCCTTGTCGATGATATACCCGTCCTCAAAATTGACCGTGATCTTCGCATCCGGGTTCACAGGCGCGCCGCAGAACGTTTTTCCCGCCCAAAGGATCGCGCGTACCAGCTCCTGCAGGAAGCGCTGCACAGAAAGATAATGCTTTGCAGCGTTCTGAACAAGTTCCTGTTTATCGCCCGTGTACTGCGTTGCCGTGACGACTGTTGTACCGTTGAATTGATAATGCTTTGTGCCAAGGCCGCATTTGAAGGAAAGGTAATCAAGCTGCGCCTGTACGCCGTCCTTGTTTTCGGCGACACGCAGCGCAGGGTTGTATTCCTGAATCAGCTTCTTCACGCCGTCCGCATCAAGGTCCCCATCCCCGGTTGCCACAAAGAGCTGCTGCGCAACATCATCCGGCGTGACAGGCCGCCCCGCTCTATCGTGCTGGAGCATGCTGTGATCCATGAATACCTTCTTGCCGCCTAGCTTGAAATCCCGGTTGAAATTGTTGTAGGCAAGATCCACGCCCTTGAGCTGATCGACGGCATTAGCCAGCACGGAAAGCCCAAGCCCCACAGGCCGCGTTTCCACGTTGTTGGAGATATGCGGGGACACAAGTGCAAACATGGGGATGTCCGTCGGCAGAATGATTTCCGGGCTCATGCCTTCCGGCAACTCTACCGGGCGCAGCGCGCCTTCGTCCTCTTCATAGTAGCGGTTTTGAATGCGGTAGCGCCCGCCATTGAGCACATGCGTTTCCACGTAGATATAGTGCTTTCCATGCTCCAAAACCTCGGAGACAAATGCAACATCCACCACCTTGCCGCGCCGCACAGTGATTGGAATGATGTGCAGCGCGTCCATATACTCAAGCGCAATGCGCGCACTGGCATCCGGGACGACGTCTCCGCGCTTTGTAACCGCCATGTCCTGCACACGCAGCACGGCAGCACCCGTACCAGTTGCAAAACTACGCTCAATCAGCGCATTGCCGTTTGTCCAAAAATCGTTTGCGCCGAGCACGCCCTCCATGCCGTCCTCGCCCTGAAGGAAATCCGATGACGCTTTATCCTCCACCACGATTTCTGTTTTTTCGTTAAGCAGGATGCTTGCCCAATCCTCGCAAACCTTCTTGCCCATACGCATGGAATAAAGCTCGCGCGTGATAAGCTTTCCGGTTTCCCCGTCTCCGCTCCATTCGCGGAATTCGTGGAAGGGCTTGAACTTGCCCGCCCACCAATCCCGCCATTCCGAGACATAAGCATAATAAGAGCCGTCTATGTTCGTGCCAAACTCCTTGTTCAGCATATCGATTACGGCGTTGATGTTCATTCCTGCCTCCCCTCCGGCACGAGCTTTTTCATGAAGCGTTCAAAGCTGTACTCGAAGCCGTCCAATATGTCGATGTTCGATGAAAAGTTGTCCAGGCGCACGTCCTTCTTCTTCGTCTCGTCCCAGCTCGCGGATTTGAGGCCGCCGATGAGCAGCGTACAGCGCCGCAGGATATGCAGCCGGTTCATGTTAAGCAGCGTCAGCGTGCAGATGATGCGCTGCATGATCTCACACTTCGCGCTGTCTCCAATCTGCACGCCGAGCCCTGCGGTGCGCGCGGCCTTGCGCACGCTGTTGATCAGATATTGCGCCTCGCTGTCCATAAACGCATATTTGATATGCGCATTCGGAAGTTCCGCCTCGATGGTACGGCAAAAACGGATAAACTCCGTTGCGACCCGCTCCGCATCGATCTCGCCTTTCACGCCGGGAATATGAGCGTCCTTGTAAACAACGATCTCACCGAAATTGCCAATTACCGCCGTTGCAACAAACGTCGTGAGCGATCGCGTCCCGCCGAAGTCCACGCCGATAGAAATAAAGCGCAAGTTCGCCTTCTGTATGTCGGTGAGCCCGTCCACAAGCCAATGCTCCGGATTTTGCGCGAAGTTCCGGTAGATGAGCCCCTCCGCGATCACCCAAAGCCCCCGGATGAAGCGATCGTAAAACACGCCGTCGTACATCGCGCGGTAGCGTTCTTTGATGCGTTCCGCAAGGCTCGGGTTGTCCTCCATCGTGAAGTGAAGATATAAAAGCCGTTTCTCTTTGTGCTTGAGGATCCACTCTGTATAAAACCAATGATCCGGCCCCTCCGGGTTGCAGTTGAACCAGAACTTTGAGCCGTCCACGCTGCAACGGCCCGTCGCCTGATTGACAAAACTCTGCGGCATGAGCGCCACCTCGTCAAAGAATACACCCGCCAGCGTCACGCCCTGAATCAAATCCTGACTGCGCTCGTCCTTGCCGCCAAATACGTAAAAGTAATTCTCCGCATCTTTGCAGCGTACCACGAGAAGATTGTCCCCGCGCCGGTCTTCCACACGAAAGCCGCGGGCGCAAAGCATAAGTTTGAGCGCGACAAGCACATTGCGCCGGAAGCTGCCGATCGTTTTCCCGCACATGCCGAAATTCTGCATGTTGAATGTGCTCATTGCCCAAAGGACGAATGAAAGAGACATGGACAGCGTCTTGCCGGAGCGGATCGCACCGTCCGCAATGATGCCGTCATGATCGTGTACCGGGCTTTCTGCACACCACCAGGTCAATACCTTTAACTGCCGGGGACTGAATCGTTCAAACCGGAAGATCGCCCTCTGTTTCATCGCGCCACACCTCCTTCACGGAGTTGCGAAGCGCCTCAATGAAGCCGTCATCCTCCACTTCATCCCCTTCCCCCTGCTTCTTCCGTTCCAGCTCCAGCCGGGCGGTATCGAACGCCTTTTTGTGCTGATCCATCGGAGTCATCTCAAAATACCGCTCCAAAAATGCGAGTGACTTCTGCCGGTCGGCAAGTTTTATGCTCGCTCCGTTGCGTCCGAGTTTCACCTCGTCCACCAACTGCCCGTCCACCTCGGAGGATTCCCGGAACCGCAGGTCGTTGATCTCCTGCAAAAGCGGCGTTTTCTCGCCGGTCTCCGGGTCTGTCACCTGCACCGGGCCGTACATGGCCATGACCGGCACCGTCGCCCGGCCCCACTCGACGAAATCGCTCAGATCCGCGAATGCTATGCGCCAATGCAGCGCCAGCACATCCTCCTTGCCGCCCAGCAGCAGCGCCGCATGTTTGATCTCCTTCAGCCGCTGCACTTCCTCGCGGATCCGCGGCTTGCGTAAAAGCTCCCACGCGATCTGCTTCGCGCTGCGCGGCTCGTATCCCGCCCGCCGCGCGGCAGACGCGCCGTTGAAGGTCTGGACGTAATGCAGGCAGAAGGCTTTCTCCTTCTCGGTAAGCTCCTCCGCCTCATCCATGGCCTCCATCACTTTTCGGAGCGCCTTTTTCGTAACGTAACGTTCCTTTTCCGCGTTTCGTAACGTTACGTTTCCGGAGGGCTCCCATTTGTCATCGCACTTCCACTTGCGGAGCAGGCTTTCCGCAATCCCCAGCTCCTCCGCGATCGATTTGAGCGGGCGGCTCTTGTCCGCTTCCCACAGTTCCCGCGCGCGGTCCCGCAGCGGGTTCCTTTTCCTCGGCATCCTTGGGCCTCACCTCCCTGTACGGGCAAATAACCCGTATGCACATCGGGCCGCGCCGGTATTCGCATCGCTGGCGCGGGCATGGTATCTTCACAGCGCATTCCCCCGTTTTCTCACATCGTAAAAGCGCCCCAAAGGCGCTAAATTCCTAAACTTTTTCTGCTTTTCCTGTTGACATACGTGTTAACACGTATTATAATAGAACCATACTCAGGAGGTGCACATGAACAAACGGGAACTGGTAAAGCTGCTCAAGCAAAACGGCTGGGAGATTACTCCCGGAAGCCGCCACGACTTGGCCACAAACCCAAACCGGCCCGGTGTGAAGATCCCGATCCCACGGCACACCGAACCGAACAAGTACACCATCGAAGGTATTCTGAAAGCGGCGGGGCTTAAATAGCCCCTCTGCTTGGGTATAATCTAAAACCGAAAGGAGCCTGTTGCATGAAGTACGTATATACCGCTATCTTCATCCCCATCGAGGACGGATATTCCGCTTGCATTCCCGATCTCCCCGGCTGTATTACCGGCGGAAAGGATGCGGCCGACGCGATCGCCATGGTTGAGGACGCCGGCGCCATGTGGCTTTGGGACGCTGAGAACAAAGCAGAAACCATCCCCGCGCCTACGGCGATCGAGAAAGTTGACGTTGAACCGGGGCAAATCAAAACCCTGGTGCTGCTGGATACCGACGAGTACCGCCGCATCAACGACAACCGCGCGATAAAGAAGACCCTCACCATCCCTAGCTGGTTAAACGCCGAGGCGGAGCGCGCTGGCGTGAATTTCTCCCAAATTCTGCAAGATGGACTGAAAGCACGGTTAGGAATCCAATAATTGCAACGCAATGGGAGCGCCCCGTGGAATGGAGGCGCTCCCTATGCTTTTTCACACTATCATTTTAGCACGGATAAAACTAACATTGACTAGCATTTTCTAACTTTCGCAGTACGGCTTCCTTTACTCGCAGGCAGTGAATGTAGTGGTATGGCGTTTGCTCCGCCACCTCTTTCCACGTCCGCACCCCGTCCACGTAGTAAAGCCGCATGACGCGCCTTTGCTGCTCCGGCAGGCCGTCAAGCCAGCGTTCCGCGTCCTCGCAGGCCCGGGTAAGCTCCAGCACCTTCTCGGCAGCGCGGCGCTCGTTGTCCACCAGCTCCGCGATAACGCCCGCCATCTGGTCCTGCTCGGGCGAGCCGGAGGGCATCCCGGAGCGCAGCGGCGTCAACCGCTCCGCCCGGGCCCGCAGCAGCGCGGCCTTCTCGTCAAGCCGCCGGATCTCGCTGCGCAGGAAGCGCAGCCGGTTCAGATCGTCAATGGTCAAGTTTGGTCACCTCGCTCTGCGGCATTGGGCACCTTCTTCTTTCTCCCACAAATGCTTTGCAAACAGCTCCGTCGACAAAAACCGGATACCCCTTGCCCATATTGGGCGAATAGTTTTTGTCACCGTCCTGGAAGCAGTACCCATAGATCGTGGCCCCGTCAGATCTTTCACGCGGCTCCGCCAGAGCCGAATAGTGCTTGCACACATCGCAGCGTCGTTCCAGCTTGACTTCCTCGTGATCATACACGCTGCCCACCACCTCAAGGCTTTTTGTGGTACCAACGTTTAGGCAAGGGTAGCTGGTGCCGCCGTCCTCCGGGCGGGCTACGAAGCACGCTATATCCGGAGTGTAGCAGACAACAAAACGCCTCTTGCCCTGCCGAAGGATGTCCCCCTCCCGGATTGCAATCCCGGCCTTGTCGGACGAGCTAATCAACGCTTTCATATACCACCGCCCGGCCTTATCTGCCTCGGCAAGCTCCCGCAGGCGGTCGATAGGGCCAAGGGCCTGATATTCTTCCAACCGCACCAGATCAGCCATCTTTGCCCGCCTGTCCATCTCGCATAGGCCGTACACTTCCTCCGGCTCCATCCCTGTGTCCTCATAGGCGGCAAGTCTTTCACAAATTTTATCATCAAGGCTACATTTCGGTATTTTGCATCCATTACCGTTGCAAGGCGACTCAAAGCAGCGCAGATAGTACGCGCGGCCTTTTCCATTTCGCAGTGTTAAACGTTGCATCCCTCATTCCCCCTTTCCACCCCTGAATTCTCGCTTTCAGCGCCTCTAACAGCGCGTCCTGCCCAGCGGCCTTGCCCCGCAGCGCTTTCATTACCTGCTCGTCGATCGTGCCTTTGGCGATCAGGTGGTAGATCCGCACCGGCTCGCGCTGCCCCTGCCGGTGGAGGCGGGCGTTGGCCTGCTGGTAGTGTTCGAGATTCCACGTCAACCCGAACCACACCATGACGCTGCCGCCCCGCTGGAGGTTCAGCCCGTGGCCGGCGCTCGCCGGATGCGCGACCGCCACAGCCTGCTCGCCGCGGTTCCAGGCCTCCACATCCAGCTCCCGCGCTTCCGGGATCGCCGCAAGGATCCGCTCCCGGTCATGCTGGTAAGCGTAATATACCAACACCGGCTTTCCGTTTGCCTGCTCCACCAGCTCTTGCAGCGCGTCGATCTTCGCCCGGTGGATCTCCCGCACGCCATCCGCGTCGTCGTATGCCGCCCCGTTCGCGATCTGCAGCAGCTTGTTGCCCAGCGCCGCGGCGGTCAGCGCGACCACATTCCCATCCGCGAACGGCAAAAGCAGCTCGCGCTCCAGCCTGCGGTATTGCTCCAACGCACCGGCGGGAAGATGCACCGGCGTCTCAAGGTCAAAGCGTTCCGGCAGTTCCAAATAATCCGCCGCCGACATGCTCACGCAGATGTCCTTCAGCTTTTCGTGGATCGCCTGCTCCGATCCGTCCCGTGGCTTCCAGGAGAATACCGTCGCCGCGTTGCGCTTATCCGGAAGGAAATACCGCTCCCGGTACCCGCCCAGCGTGCGGCCCAGCCGCTCCCCCTGATCCAACAGGAATACCTGCGCCCACACGTCCATCAGCCCGTTGGGGGACGGCGTTCCCGTCAACCCCACAATGCGGCCGATGTATTTCCTCACCCGGCGCAGCGCTTTGAATCGCTTTGCGGATGGGTTCTTAAAGCTCGACAGCTCGTCGATCACCACCATGTCAAAAGGCCATCTCGCGCCGTAGCGCTCCACCAGCCAGGGGACGTTCTCACGGTTGATCACGTATATGTCCGCTTCCGCCGCGAGCGCTGCTGCTCGCTCCTTCGCGCTCCCCAGCACCCGGGAGATCCGCAGGTGACGCAGGTGATCCCACTTCGCGGCTTCCGCGCTCCAGGTGTGCGCCGCCACCAGCAGTGGGGCGATCACCAGCACGCGGCGGATAGCGAACCGATCGAACAGCAGCGCGTCGACCGCGGTCAGCGTGGCCACGGTCTTGCCCATGCCCATGTCAAGGAATATCCCCACCGCGGGGAGCCGCAGGATCTGCTCCTGCACATAGCGCTGGTAGCCGTACGGTACGTACCTCATGCCGGAAATACCTCCCGGATAAACGCCTGCATCTGCTCCAGCCCTTTCACAACCCGGACGTCGGCGCCCAGCTTCCGCATCCTCCCGGTCTGCCATTTCTGGATATTCGCAAGCCTGCCCCAGGTGGCCTTCAGCTCGACGAACACGATCCGGCCGTCCGGCGTGATCACGATCCGGTCCGGCACTCCGGGATTGGATGGCGACACGAACTTGAAGCACAGCCCGCCGCGCTTCTCCACTTCCTTCACAAGCCTCTCCTCGATCTCTTTTTCAAGCATTGCTTTCCTCCCCCATGTTGCCGATGTTCCCGCGCGCGCGCGTATACGCTCATATGCGTGTTTTACGTGTGTGCCTATCCTTTATTTCTATTTTTATATCTTTTAAAGGAATAATCGGTAACATCGGGAACAACCTCCAATTTTCCTAGACTTTATAAGGCTTTTTCCTGTTGCCGAACCTGTTGCCGATAGCCCCTCCGATTGGCAACATCGGTAACAGGACTTGTTGCCGATGTTGCCGATTTTTTCCGTTTCGGCAACACCTTTCGGCAACAGCTAAATCCGCACGTATGCTCGTTGTACCCCATACTCGCTGAACCGCATTTTTCCGTCTTTGCCGCCGGTATAGAGTTTCCAGCCCGGCAGCGCTTTCAGCAGGTCGTTGATCTCCCGCTGCGCCAGCTTCACGAACCCTTTGGCGTCGCCGCCGAAGCACTCGCACCAGACCTCCAGCGAACACACCCGCGTCCGCTGTACCGTCCCTTCCGGCGTCATGCCAAGATCGCTTTGCTGCAGGAATTCCCGCCGCGCGTATAGGTCGAGGGTGTCCCAGTTCTCCGGCAGCAGCGTGTTGACGTAGTTCTCGACCAGCCCCAGCTTGGCGTTGCCCTCCGTGTGCCGTTCCTGACGTTTCCGCGCCTCCTGTTCCAGCTCCGGCGGCAGGAACAGCGGCTCCCCCGCAAGATGCAGGGCGACCGCCTCCGCCCAAAGCTGCCCGAGCACCGCTTCCGTCAGCCCTTCCCACACATTCGCCTTGCGCGGCTGCTGATCCACGCTGACCGGCCAGAAGCGCCTGCCGCCCGTCGGGTCGTGCAGGAATTCCTCGTCGTTGGTCGTGCCGAAGAACACGCATTGGCGCGGATGCGGCATCGTCCGCCGCCCGTACGCCGCGCGGTAGGTGTCCTCCTGCTTTGAGATAAAGAGCTTTATGGACTCGATATCCGCCCGCCGCGTGGCCGCCAGCTCGCCCATCTCTATAATCCACGCCCCCTGCAAGAGCTCAAACGCCTCCTTCCCGCTCACCGTCGTGAGGGAATCGGAGAACCACTGCCCCCCGATCTTGCGCACGAGGGTGCTCTTCCCGGTGCCCTGCGGCCCGATCAGCACCAGCATATGGTCGTGCTTGCAGCCGGGCTGGAACACCCTCGCTACCGCGCCCACGAGCGATTTGCGGGTCACCGCCCGCACAAAGGCGCTGTCCTCCGCGCCCAGGTAGTCTATGAGCAGCGTATCCACGCGCGGGGTTCCGTCCCACGGCGGCAGCGCGCTCAGATATTCGCGCACGGGATGCACCCGCGTTTTGCTCATGGCCACGGCGACCGCGTCCATGACCTTTCCCACGCCCTCGATCCCGTAATACTTCTCCAGGTGATACCGCAGCCCGGAATCGTCCGCGTCCGACCATGCGGGCGTCGCCCGCGTCGCGCCGCACTGCCATGGCATGTCGCCCAGCACCACCGGCCGTTCCCAGAACTCGTCGAACGCGTACCGGCCCTTCAGCCGCGTATCGTGCTCCAGCACGATCACCATGTTGTCTATGGTGGACAGGATGTTGCCCTTGCGGTCCACGTCGAGCAGGTTCGTCCAGTCCTCGTTCTCCGCGGCGTGGCCCGCATCGAACTCCGCGATCCGGCTGCGCGCCGCTTCGCGCTTTGTAGCCTCGTCCTGGCCGCACAGGTCCATCATGGCCTTGTAGGACGGCAGCCGGCCCACAGGCGTATCCTCGGGCGCATCCGCGTCCTGTGCGCCAAACCGGTGGATGCGCACCAGATCCCAGGCGTTGCAGAGCTTTCCGCCCGCCGGGTCCGTGCCATGGTGCGAATAGGCGAACGTGTCGTTGTCGTAGATCACGAGGCCGCCCACGGTGCTGCCGCCCGTGTAGGTATACCGCCTCTCGCCGCAGGCGGCGTAGACCTCCGGCAGGAACGTGTCGATCGCCTCCGTCACCGGGTACGCCCGGCAGAACGCGCCGATCAGGCCCGGCTTCGCCGTCGGGTCGCCCTGCTTCTGCGCCAAGGCCCGCAGCGTCTCGCCCCGGCGCTCCGACTGCGGCCATTGCGCGGGATCCCGCCAGTCCGCATACCGCCGGAGCACCGCTTCCACATCGAGCCATGGGCCATCCTGCGTTTCGAACCGGAACACGCCGTCCTGCGGCGTGCTGGGCCAGTACATGAGCCGGTGCGGTTCATATGTCGTATCGTCGAACATGTTGATCCCGACGTCCGCCGCCACCCGGCGCGCAACGGCGGCGTACTCGTCGCGCGTCACCGGCCGGGACAGCGGGAGCACCAGCCGGTAGCGCGGGGCGTCCGGCGTATGGCCGTGGGTGGAATACATCGCCGCCGCACAGCCGAGCAGCATTTCCACGATGTCCCAGGGATCGGAGGTCACGTAGTCGAGATCGAGCGTCAGCAGCTGACGCCAGGATACCGTGTCGGCCTTCCGGCGGCCGCCCTTGAGCAGCCCGCCCACAAACCCGCCCACATCCTTGATCTCGCCCTTCCGGGTCTTGGGCATGGCTTGGTACTCCTGCACCGTCTCCTTCGTCCGCTGGGTCGTGCTGAGCTTTTTGACCAAGTCCGACCAGGGAAGTTCCCGGATCCGCCAGTTTGTTTCCTTGCGGGAGTCGCCCACCATGATGGACAGCATCCCGTCATATTGCAGCTTTGGAGCGTGCTCGAGCATTCTCCCACCTCAATCCTTCTGATAATATTCGCATTCGTAAGCGTCCGCCCTGAGCGGCAGCCCGGGCGCCCAGGGGATTGGCTGGCCCATGACCGCGGCTACTTCCTCCGGCGCGCTTTTCCCCACCGGCACATCCAGCACCACTTCGTCGTGGACATGGAACGCGATCTCGTAGCCAAGCTCATCCAGCCGGCGCATCGCCACGGCCAGGCAGTCCCGCGCCACGGCCTGAACGATGTTCTCCACGAGCTTCGGCCCATACGTGTCCACGCGGCCCCATTTCTTCGCATCCAGGCCCTCGTAGGTGATCTTGTCTTTGCCCCGCTCCGGGTCCGGGTCGAAACGCGGGCGGACATACGCGAGGTCGCGTCCCGAAGGGAGCCGGATGTACAGCACCCCGTCGGTGCAGCGCAGGGAGATCCCGTGATGCAGCGGGACGGTCTTGCCCGGCGTCTTGATCGCGGCGCATGCGGCCGCGTCCACATCCCACCAGAACTTTGTGATCCTGGGATTGGAGCGCCGCCACATGGCGACGAGCCCGGGCATTTCTTCCGCCTTTACCCCCATGTTCAGCGCGCCCATGTTTTTGAGCGCCCCGACGCCCCCGCCGTACCCCAGCGCGAGCTCCGCGATCTTCCCCTTCTGCCGCAGCGGGTCGCCCTTGTGGATGCGCTCCACCGGAACGTGGAACATCTGCGCCGCAGATGCTTCGTAGATCTTCCCGTGGGTGCGGAACACCTCGAGCCGCCATCGCTCCCCCGCAAGCCAGGCGATCACCCGCGCCTCGATGGCCGAAAAGTCCGCCACGAGGAACCGGCAGCCCGGGCTTGGGATCAGCGCTGTGCGGATCAGCTGCGACAGGGTGTCCGGCACCGAGGGCCACAGCCTTTCCAGCAGCTCGTATTCCCCCGCGCACAGCAGCCTGCGGGCGAGGCCGAGATCTTTCAGATGGTTCTGTGGGAGGTTGTGTACCTGCACGTGCCGCCCCGTCCACCTGCCCGTCCGCCCCGCGCCGTAGAACAGCAGCATCCCGCGGATGCGGCCGTCGCCGCACACGCAGCGCTCGATCGCCTCATATTTCTTTATACTTGTGCGGGACAAGTCGCTGCGCAGGCCCAGGTATTCCCGAACGGCCGGATCCCGCGCTTCCGCCGCCAGCGCGGGGATGCCCTCCTTGCGCAGGTTCTCGATCTTCCGGCCCTCGCAGCCCTCGATCCAGGCCTTTACCTGCGCGGTGCTCTTGGGGTTCGCAAGCCCCGTGATGGCCTTCGCGCGCGCCGTAAGGTGCGCCTGGAACTCCATATCGCAGGCGATCGCGCGCTGCGCCATGTTGGCATCCACCCGCACGCCGCGGTCGTTGATCCGCTGGTCCAGCTCCCACAGGCGCTGTTCCGCCGCCTGGAGCGGATGCGCCGCCTCCAGCAAGCGCCGGACCGTGCGCTCCACCTCCACGTCCTGGCGGTTATATTCTTTGTAGAGCTCCCACTTCGCGGGATCGTGCCGCGGGAGGTTCCGCGTCCGGCCGCCGTTGGCTTGAGTGGGCTTGCAGGGCGTCGAAAAATAGCGGATCAGGGCTTTCCCCTGCTTGTCTTTCTGTTTGTCCTCCGGGAGTTTGAGCGCCGCGCCCACGTCCGCGAGGCTGTTGGGCAGCCCCAGCGACCGCGCCAACACCGCTGTGCAGCGCCATTGCTCCGGCGGCATGGGCCGGCGAAGGTACGCGGCGATGCACGTGCGCTCAAAGTTGGCGTTGAACGCGGTCTTGACCGTTCCCGGATCCGACAGCGCGTCCTCCACCTCCCGCGGCAACGCTTCCCCGCCCGCCAGGTCAACGACCTGCACCGGCGCGCCGTCAAAGGCATAGCCGAACAGCAGGATGGTAAAATCGGGCGCCTCTGCATATACATAGACGCCCGTTTCCGGAAGGGACGCGCTGCTGTACGTCTCAATATCGACCGCCAGCGTCCGCATGTGGCATTACCCCAGCAGGTCGTCGAGGTCGTCGAAATCGTCCGCCGATACCCGGCTGCCGCCCAGCGGTTCCCCGTCCTCCAGCTTCTGCACCGCCTCGAGGCCAAACGCGACGCCTTTGTTGCCGTTAGTGTCATACCCGTACAGCGAGAGGATCGCGCGGCCATAACAGCCGGAATAGAGTTCCGTCTTGTTCATGATCTCGTTCTTGAACGCGTCGATCACCGTCGGCGGGTTCTTGCTGCTGGCGTTGATCACGTAGCAGCCCGCGCACTCCGGGCCGTATTCGCCGCCGTTGGGCATGGGGCCGTCGCCGTCGTGCATGGCGATCTTGCCGTTTGCAGGCAGGCCCTTGGGGTTCTTCGCTCGGAACGCCTCCTTCGCCGCCTCGATGGCCGCCTTGATCCGGCCGTAGGTGGCCTTGTCGCTCTTGGGCAGCAGCAGCGTCACGCTGTACTTGGGATCCCCGCCGTTCTGCGCCGCTTTCGGCTCGAAAACATGCGCGTAGGAGAAGCGGACTTTTCCGGTCAATACCTGGTTTGCGTTGAGTGCCATGTCAGATTACCTCCGTAAATTCTTGTTTTAGTTGTTCCGCCGGCAGAAACTCCGGCCGTTTGTCGGTCTCCGGCACAAGGGTGGGCTTCCCCTGCGGCTTTACGATCAGGCCGCCGATAGCCTCGGCCACCGTCTTTTTGCCCAGCGCCTTTTCGAGCGCCGTCAGCCCCAGCAGCTCGCGGGTGTAGATCACAGCCTCGGAGAAGCCCGCTTGCTTGAGCGCTTCGGCCACCTTGTTCACATCCGCGTATGCGCGGTTGCTCCGGCCCTCTACCACCTTCCAGCCCGGCAGCTTCCTGCCCGCCAGGGATTCACTGAGCGCGTACTCCTGGATGTCTTTGATCCAATCCGTGTAGGTTTTCGCCCGGTCCAGCGCCTCCGCGATCTCGGCCGCGTCGAGCCGCTCCGGGTCCTGCAGGGCGAAGTTCGCTTTCGTGATCTCGAGAGCTTGCTCAGCCCGCGCGCGGCATTTCGCCCGGGCCCGGCAGAACCGGCAGTGCTCCCCGGGGTGGAAGTCGCCGCCACCCGCGTATGCGGCCCGGGCGGCCGGCGCCACTGCCGTATCCCCCCAGGCAATGAGCTCCTCCACAGACATGTCTTCGCTGCTCTCCCCATCCTCAAGCCGGGGTTGGCAGATCGTCATGCGGACGGCGTCGATGTCGTAGAGCATGCGGTTTTCCTCGTATGCCCCAAGGCCGTACAGCCGCGTCTGCGGGTTGCCCTCGGCCTCGACCCGCACACCCTTGCCGAATTTCAGGTCGATGACCTCCAAGAGCCCGTCCGCGATGATCACCGCATCCCCCGTGCCGAACCCTTCTGGAACCCAGCGCGAAAAGTCCAGCCGCTGTTCGATTAGCAGCACGGCGTCCCGGCAGCGCCTTCTTACCGCCTTGTACTTCTTTTTGACCAGCTCCACGTATACCCCGACCGCTTCTTCCAGCGCGGCGGAATGGTACGGGCTCTTCAAAAGCTCCTGCTCTTCTTGCGCCCGCCGGCTGCGCGGCGCCACGTCGTACCAATGGCGCAGCTTCATCTCAGCCCAGGCATGGGCGTGTGTCCCTTCCTCGGCGTATGGGCTGCTCTGTTCCGCAAAGCCCGCCTCCAACCGCGCGCTGGGCGGGCATGCCAGCCACCGCTTCGACGCGGACGCCGACAGCACGGCATGTTGGCTCATGCGGATACCTCCGTCAGCATATCGGCGTACCGCTCCCGCGGCAGGTCGCTGAGCTTCTCAACGCCGTAGCTGTGCAGCATGGCCTGCACGGCCTCCTTCCCGTGCGCGTCCCGGTACTTCACCAGCGCCGCACGCAGGTCCTCGATCGCTACCTGAGCCTCCGGCGCGGGAACTGGAGCCTCTGCCGGCGCGGGCGCCTGCACCGTGTTCACCGGCATGGGCGCGGGTTCGGGTACAGAGGCAGGCGCGGCTCCGGCCAGAGCGGGTTCCCGTTCCTCCGGCGGCGCCAGCTCCCCGCGCAGCGCCTGCATGAGGGCGATCGCCGTTTCCGGCGTGGTCACGGTGATGTTCAGGTTGATAATCGGGTTCATATGCGTTCCTCCTTTGTATTCTTTGTTTCGGGCTTCCCCGGGCTTAATCACGATCGCGCGCATTGACTTCGCCCTCCCGGCCTGATAAAATAGGTTCACAGGTATTGTTCGTGTGCTCGCTTGGGATGGCAGTCCCGGCGGGCACGTTTCCGTTTGTCCTCATTTCCACGCCTCCTCCAAGTCCTCAATGTACAGCGGCCTTTTCCGCCGCCGCGCCCGCGCCTTGCGCCGCTCGCGTGCATCGACCATCTTCACCGCCGCAAGGGCGGCCATTGCCCCCAGCACCGCCCCCGGCAGGGTGAAGCTGAAAACACAGCCCCAAATGTTGCTTACATGCATCTTTCGTCTACCTCCTTTACATCGACCCGAAACGCCTTCAATAGCATCTCAGCGATAATCTTTACATCTACCTCGGCATACTCTGCCTCCCTCAGGATCGCCTGTCCTTCAACAACCTCATATCGCGCCCGTATGGGTACTGTAATTGTGGGTGGCATATGTCCTCCTTTTAGCTTGAATCCTCTCACAAGTTGTATTGCGCTCCTTCCGCCAAGGATGGTAAGATGTAGTCGAAAGGAGGTGAGACGAAATGATTATGCAGCCTGTGTCCTCTTCCAATATTGCAGCCATCGGCTATGAAAACGGAATTCTCCACATTCGTTTTCACAGTGGTGGGCTATACGAATACTCTGATGTTCCTGAATCGGTATATCGTGGTCTGATGTCTGCAAGTTCTCATGGGCAGTATTTCCATGCCCACATCAAAAGCAATTACGCTTACAGAAGGATTGGTTAATCTGTTACTACCAGCACAATCACAGGGCCATCTGCTTTAAAAGCGATAGATGTAGATGGCCCAACAGTATTGACCTCCACGCCTTCTCTTTGCGTTAATTCTCTCACCAATTCATAGGTAGAAGCCTCTTGAAGCGTCATTTTCTCCATAGCCTATCCTCCTTTCAGCTTTCTTGGACGTCCTGGGAATCATTTGCTTCCTCACGCTCGCGTTCCTTGGCCGCTGCCACACCTTCCATAAAACCCAGCAAGAACTCCTTGCCCGGTTCTGGTAATGCATCGAACGTGGTTGCCAGACGCTTGCCGATTTCGCGGTCTTTCTCGCTCATAGCCATCACCTCCGCTTAGTATTTTTATCTACTATAGGGCAATTATATGCCCTTATAGGGATTATGTCAAGCACTATATTGCCCTTTTATCAACAAATTATATTGACTTTATATAAGCCATCGTCTATAATGGAATACAAGAGGAGGTGACAGCGTGATTGGAGATCGAATAAAGGAAGTAAGAAAAATCTCCGGGCTGACACAACAACGGTTTGCTGAACGGCTTAACCTAAAGAGGAACACAATAGGCAACTATGAAATAAATCTGCTTGAGCCCAGTGATCGCACCATTGCAGATATATGTCGCGTTTTTAACGTCAACGAAACATGGTTACGTACGGGTGAGGGTGAAATGTTCGCTACGCGCACCCGTGCGCAGGAAATCACCGACTTTATGGGCGAACTGATATTGTCTGGCAATGATTTTAAGAGCCGTTTTATCGCTGCGTTGGCACGTTTGGACGAAAAGGATTGGGCGCTCATCGAAAAGATGGCTGAAATGCTGCGCAAAGAGTAGTTAAGCCGCCCTCACCGGGAGCGGCTTTGCCCCTCGCACAGCAGAAGCGTTAAACGATGAACTAGTTCAAAATGTTCATCATTAAGTTTTGGTAGTGCTGCCACTATGGCATCCGTCATTGCTTTGCGCTTACAGCCAGGCTGGTTGGAGTTAGTAGGAGCGGGGGGTTTGTGAGCTGCATGTTTCACAAGATGTCTCCTTTCCGGTTTGAGTTGCGGGAACGTTCGTTCTTGTTTTGTGAGTACATTATATTATTTTGCACATTGGCGTGCAATAGCGGAAATGGGGAGAGTACCGTTTATGGTATTGAAAACGACCAAGTTGCCTTTTTAGTGCCTAAAAAAACTGTATTATTAGCCAACGGCAGTTAGAAGCGTTCATATACGCTGGACTGTTTGTTTTATTATATATCAACGTACTGAAAAACACAAGGCCTACTTTGTATGTCACAAAGCAATTCGGCCAATACGTAAATTGACTTGCTTTTATTTTCCCCGCATGTGCGGGGGTGATCCTAGTCCCGCGTAAATGCGGCAGAGTTTTGGATCTACTGTTCCCCGCATACGCGGGGGTGATCCCGAAGTCAAAAACCCACTCGGAGGCGGTATGCCAGAACTGTGGAAATCGGTGGAAGGTGTAATTTTGTAGGCGGAGGCATCCAATATGAAGGTATGCAAATACTGCGGCACGCAAAACAGCGACAGCGTAACGTTTTGCACCCAATGTGGTGCGAATCAATTCTCGCACAAATGCGCAAATTGCGACACAATATTCGATACGCCACACTGTCCTACGTGCGGTGTCGCCGCCGGAACCGCGCCGCGATACTGTCCAAATTGCGGCCGCAAGACGTTCTCCAACTGCTGTCCGGATTGTGGCACGAGCTTGGTTGGGCTGCCAATGGCAAGAAGTAACACACCTGTCACAGAGCCGGCCGCCCCCACGCCGCAACCTCAGCCGGGCGTACGCAAGCCCAATAAGCAAGCTGTGCGTCTGCTCTTGGTTATCTTCATGCCCTATATCGGAGTATGGCCGATTTTAACGGATGCTCGCTCTACCGTAGGCGCAAAGATCATGGCCGTCGTGTATTCTGTGCTTATTATGGCTTGCGCCACTTTCGCCCCGCGTGAGGGATACAGCTTTGAAAGCATGTACCCTATGATTGTGGTCTGTATTGCGTTTTATATCGCGCTTATCGTCTATGGCATTATAAAACTCATCAAGCGCAAGCACGCCAAGTGATGTCTGCTGCAGTCAGAGTGAAATATCAGGAACGCACCGTTTCCCCCTCCCCTATACGGAGGGACCAATAAAAACATAAATGGATGGAGGGTTTTACAAATGAAAAGGATTATCCCGTTTTTTCTGATCGTGTTGCTGCTCGTAAGCGGTTGCTCCGGCGGCGATGTCGCCGAAGCGTTCCAGGCGGGCTACGAAAAAGGCTATGCTGAAGGCCTCGCGGCCGCGCAGGCTGCCGCAACCGCGGCTCCCGACGCGTCCACGCCCGCCCCTACGGTCGAGCCGTCTGCCGATCCCACGCCGGAAACAGCAAAGGCGCTTACCTATGGCGATACGTTTGAGTTTGATGGCTTCGAGATCACGTTCTCCCCGGAGTATGAGTTCACGAAGGTCGATAACCAATTCAGCGATTTGAACGATAGGGACATAATCGCCATCCCCATAATGGTTACAAATAAAAGCGGCTCCACGGGATCGCTCAATATGTTCTATTTTAGCTCGTTCAACCCGTCAGGAACGCAGTCGGAAACCTGCCACACCTATTTCACGGAGGACGACATCGCTTGGGCCGGTGAAATGCGGGATGGGGCAACCGTCAACGCCAAGATGCATATCGTTTACGAGGGCGATGGCACTTATTATGTTAAGTTCGACAATTTTGCGACCGAGATCGAAGTGGAGCTGCCGATCGTAAAACCAGCTGAATAATTGAGTATGATGCAAAAATCCATGCGTAGATTTGTTGTGATCGTAATTGCTGCCCTGTTGCTCCTTTACGGGTGCTCCAGCGAACTTTCACCATCTTTGGAATCTCTCGCGGGTTCAGAGCAGCCCAGTCCGACGATACGGCCGACACTAGCCCCAACGCCAAGCCCTGTTTTAACGCCTGCCCTGTCAGCCACGCCAGCGCCGACGGCGGAAGTGACGGCAACGCTAGCGCCTACCTCCACGCCGGCCCCCACAGCGAAACCCACGCCGCAGCCTACGTCCCGGCCGACTGATACGCCCGATCCGGCCCCACGGAAAACGGAAGCTCCGGCAGCCACGCCACAAAGCCAAGGCGGCATTTCGTCATCCGGTAGTGCTTCTACCGATAAGAACAATGCCGAAACGCCAAAGCCTTCGCCCACGATAAAACCCAGTCCCACACCCGCGCCTACGGCAAAGCCCGACCCTGCTCCCGGAGGAACCGGAAACTACATTGGGAACCGGAATTCCCACAAGTTCCACCTTCCGAGTTGCAAAACCCTGCCAAAAGAAAGCAATCGCGTATACTTCGAAACACGGGATCAAGCGATTTTCAAAGGATATGAGCCGTGCAAAAACTGCAACCCGTAAACACAGTATTCCCTGCTCGCGGGGAACCTGAATTGAAAAATGTCGCCTATCCTCTAGCACAAAGCAAGCGGCGGTGAACGCAGCTTACTTAAAAAATTTTGCCAAAAGGAGCTACTATGCGCGCAGTGATCTATGCGAGGTTTTCGACCGACAAACAAAGAGAGGAATCCATCGAGGCGCAGGAGCGCGCCTGCCGTGAATATGCAGCTGCGCACGGCTATTCTATCTCTGCGGTGTATGCTGATCGTGCCGCATCGGGAAAGACCGACCGCCGCCCTGACTTCCAGCGCATGATGCGGGATGCCAAATCACAGCGTTTTGATGTGGTTCTGGTGCACAAATACAACCGCTTCGCGCGGCGCATGAGCGACCATGTACGGTACGAGGACAAGCTGAATTCATACGGGATCCAGCTTATTGCCGTTGCTGAAGATTTCGGCACAGGCAAAGAGGCTGTTATCATGAAGGCCCTTATGCGCTCCCTCTCAGAATACTACATTATTGATTTATCTGACGAAGTGAAGAAAGGGCATCGTGAAAACGCCATGAAAGCACTGCACAATGGTGGCCTTGCACCGTTCGGCTATGACATTGTCGATCAGAAGTATGTCGTTAATGAATTCGAGGCTGCTTATGTGCGCCGCATGTATAATTGCGCATCGGACTGCATCGGTTTCACCGCCTTGGTGGATGAGATGGCCGCTGCGGGTGTGCGCGGTAAGCGCGGCAAACCGATCAAGTATCAGCAGATATACGACATCCTGCGGAACGAAAAATATACCGGTGTTTATTTATATTGCCCGGAGCAGGAAAGCTCAAAGATGCTCCAGCGCAGCAAGCCTTCTGCAATCCGTATCGAAGGTGCAATTCCCCCTATCATCAGCAAGGAACAATTTGAGGAGGTGCAAAAGATCATGAGTAGCAGGAAGATGACCGGACGGAAAAATTCGTACCTGTGTAGCCGGTTGGTGTTCTGCGGTGAGTGCGGCGCGGCCATGCATGCCATCACTACGGGAAAATATCAATACTACTATTGCAAGAACCATTGCGGCAACCCCAATGTGCGCATGGAAACCATCGACAATGCAGCAAAATCATACCTCAGAGAGCTTTTAACGCCCGAGAACCAGCTGACCATTGCCGAGGCACTTAAACGCTACCAGGCGTCAGCTGAGTACCGCATGGAAGATTTCTACGATTCCGTTCATGACCAGATCGCTGAGCGGGAGCAGAAGTATGAAGCCCTGCTTGCAAACCTCTCCTCCGGCGCCTTGCCGGCCGATGTTGTGGCCGACGTTGGCGCAACAATGCAGCGGTTGAAAGATGAGATCGATGTTCTGCGCGATGCAAAGCCCGAAAAGGACTATACTGTCGATAACATTACCACCTGGCTTGAATCGCTCCGCCAGGCGCCGGACGAAAAGGCGATTCGCCTGTTGATCTCCAAAATATCGGTCAAAAATAGAACAGATGTCAGCATAGACAGTACGCTGACATCCATTCTAGGTAATATTGGCTGCGGAACTAGGATTCGAACCTAG